TTGTAGGTGGCGGAATAATATTAGGCGCAGGAGTAACTCTTTCGTCACCTACTCCCCCAGTACCCGGTAGTATAGAATTCGTAGATGGGGCTACAGACGCATTAACACTACCTGCAGTTCTAGACCTTACCGACACTAATACATTTACAGTAGAAGCTTGGATATATCCAACAGGATTAAATTCAACTACTGTTATAATAGGTGATATATCAGGTGGGACGGCTGATTGGCATCTATCAATTCAATCTGGTAATTTAGTTTTGTATTGGACTGACGGTATAGATAGTTTTACAAGTACCGGTGACACAGAAATTTTAGAAGATGAATGGACACATGTTGCTCTCAGTGTATCCAGTAGTTACATAAGAATGTTTGTTAATGGTGCCACTCAAGATATTACGGGTGAATTATTCTTCACTAATACTGCAAGTACAACAAATCAATTAGTAATTGGCAATCAATTATTTGATGCATCAGATGCCTTTTTAGGGTACATGACAAATATTAGAATTAACAATACTACATCACTATACAATGATAGTTTCACACCTCAGATACCCCTTATTGACGTTGCTGGCACAGAATTGTTATTACTAGCAAATAGTACTGCACCATTTATAGATTCAAGTAGTGCAGGTACTATTGTAACAGATTTAGGTAGCACAGCATACAGTACTGAATACCCATAAAAAAAGCCCCTAAGGGCTTTTTTATTTTCCTTTTAACTGCTTCAACATATAATCAGCATACTTACTGTCACACATTGAAACTACATCAGAGTGCGGCCATTCTAAATAAAAAGGACAGCCATTTTGCCATCTAAAAGTTTCTTTAAAATGTTTAAAGGCTTCAAGATCCTCACGTTTACTTGGATCAAAGTAACGCCTCCGTTGTGAGTATCTATGAAGTATTGTTATACTGTCATACGAATTCATTAGGTGCGATCCATTGATGTAGCTTCTTTAACCAATGTTGTTACTTCATCAAGATTAGCGCAAAGAATTTTTACGCCAGCCCAATCATCAGCTTCATCCCTGCCATTGATTTCAAATAGAAAACCATTGTCATACATACGAATGGTCATATCATCATCAACTTTAATTAGTTTATCAGAAATTTTCATAGTTATCCTTAAATGTAAAAAGGACACCCGAAGGTGTCCACCTTATTTGATTAAGCTGCAACTGTAGTTTTACCGCGCTGCTTGATTGCATCAAGACTAGGCTTAACTACTTTACTTGCCTTAACCTTTACTTCGCTCTTAGGAGCCTTTTCACGATCCGCAAGTGAATCGCTAATCAAAGCCTGATCTTCTGGGCTTTGATAATCAGCGTGACCCTGTAGAAACTTGAGTGCATCTACCTTAGTCATTGCGCTAGGCAATTCCATCAAATCAATGCGAGTCGCACCACCTTTAGTGAACTGCTTTACACGGCGAATCAAATCGTCAGTAAAGCGAACCTTACTGTTACCGTTGTGAGTTGTGATACCTGCTACTTTGAACAATTGCTCAGACATATTTACCTCTTAAGGTTAGTTAATAATAAAATTAAAATGTGTTCTAAACACAAGTATAATGATAACACCGATTCTTTTTAATGTCAACAATCGGTGTTACCAAAATCAGATTTAGTTGCCCAAAATGTAGGGCTGATTCCAACGACCAATGTTAACATCAACATACCAACCTACATTGAAATAGTCAGTTTGGATATCCGACTTATCCCAATTGCCCTCATTCATTGCAGTGAAAATTTCCTTAAGAAATTTCTTTGCAACACCATCAAAATGGTCCTGATACCAGTACGGGTTTACATCCAGTGACTGTTCCGCAGCAGAACCATTACGAAAGCCACCGGGCTGAGCAGACACTACACTATTGTAATTACCGATAAAATCAATTACACCCGATTTAATGGTCAAGCACAATGTCATGTGATTACGGACACTCAGCGAACCCTTAACATTGTACTTTTTAAGGATTGCCTTAACGACTGGGGCGATTTTTGCTTTCTTTTCTTGGGACATGTAAGCCATTTGTTGCTCCTGTTTTGTCAGTGTAAAGTGATATTATATAGCCAAACGGATTTATTGTCAAGTTTTGGGTGTGTTTCTTGAGGGAAACTTTTTACACCACATGCACTTCTCACTTTTATTTCCGTAGAAATATAAGCCCATGTCGGGAAATTTTTGTTTACACGCCTTGCATGTAAACACTTTCATTTCCACTTCTGTTTCTTTTTTAGCAACCTTTTTAGGAGTTGCTTTCTTCGCTGGTGTTTTCTTTGCTGGTACTTTCTTCGCTACTGATTTTTTTGGTAAGGGCATGTAATCTATCCGCACAGTTTCTTATATCCTCGCTAAGCTTGCCTACACCAATATTGGATTCAACAAACCTAGCAATGTTATGCAGTTCTATGACTGCAGTTTCTTTAGTTGTATCCAACTTCGTAATCCTCTGGCTCAAGCATATCTGCCTCAAGTACAGCATCTTGGTAAGTATTTGCTTGCAATTGAATCACCTGACCTTCAAAGAATGATGCCATATAACCTGAGGTTGAAGGATCATAATCAATACTGATAAGAAAATTACTCATTACAGTTTCTCCTTAATAAAATTAATCACTTCGTTTGCTTGCTGAAGGTCACTAGAGTCTACTGCCTGATCAATCATATCCAGTTGGATAGTATGCAATTCATTGACCATTTGGTTAATGATCTGTCGTTTACGGCTAGCACTATTAAACGTGACGGTGTAGTTAAAGTTTTTGTAATTATTCATTAGTTTTCTTTTCAGGTTGAGGGTTGTTTATTTTGTTGCTTGTGTACTCAGCAGCACCTTGGATATCCTTACCAAATCCACCAATTGTATTACAGGCGGTCAAACTAAACATTGCTATAAATGCTATTACGATTTTCATATTACCACTCCTTATGTTCGCCATACTGTTCGTTGTGTTCGTACCCAGTGTAATACTCCTCAATTTCTTCAACCGTCAGGTTGGTGATTCTTGAACCATGTCCAGTACCTTCAGGATACCAATGCGGGTCAGGGTCGCGCCGATAATAACTGTCAGCACTACCACGGTCATACAAAGCACCATGCCGCTTGCGATCAAACTGCGGCTCGTCTTTAAGAATCTTAATAACTTTTTCTTTAGTAACTTCCATATTAATCTCCAAGATAGATACCACCTAGTTGACGGCGCTCAATTTCCCAACTACGGTGTAAACGCTTGACCAACCATTGTGTGAAATCTTTTACTGCACCAAAATCTTTTACGCACACCTTGTGACGCTGGCGAATTTCTTTTTCATTAGCAGGATCTTCGCCTAATGACTTGAACAAAGCTAGTTGACGTTCTGTTAACATGATTACTCCGTATCAATCAATCAATACCGTTATTATATGCCCAAACGGATTTATTGTCAACCGTTATCATCTTGACAACATCTTAGCGAGGTAATTTTGTATCTCAGCCATTTCCTCGTGGTCTACGTAGAAATCAGTCAGCGGATCCCAATACTGACCTTCTTTCGGATCATAGTACAATACACGACCGTTTGCGTAGAAGAAAGGACCCTCAAGACCTTTGCGGGGTTGAAATCTATTGTCACGCTCAGTTGCTATACGGTAGGACATAAAAACTCCTGTTGTTTGACTGTAAAGACATTATATACCCAAACGGATTTATCGTCAACCGTTGTTACATTGACAACAAATTATTTGTAAGTCTTAACGTCCCAAACAAGAAACAAACCAATACCTAAATAAAGTAAACCACCGGACACATTACCCATTAGAATATTTGCTAGTCCACTAATAATATTAGCAAATCCAATAGTGTAACCTATTGTAGTACGATTAGTCCACAACCACTCAACAATTTTTGTTTTCATAATATGTTCCTTTTAAGGTGTTTCTTTTCCAGATAAATCTACGCCGCCTTCAAATGCCTTTTCCATTGCTTTATTAAATTTTTCCATTTTAACAGATTCAATTCCAAACTGTTTTCTTATTTCCCGAACAGTCAAGTTCGCAGGATATTTAACTTCAAGGTCAATCATCATTTGACAACATTCTTTGACAATTAAATTGCCAAATTTAAGTATAGCTGCACGGTCGTACTCATCCATCTCATCCCAACAGCCTTGTGCTGTTAGCCCGGCTTCATACATAAGGTCGTCAAATTTATTTGTCATCGTAGTATCCAAGCAATCAATACTAATGTTATCATGAACCAGAACATGTATTTGCTCCGTATCCTATTGTGCTATCAAAAAATAAAGTCCAAACAAAAAACATAAAATAGCAGATACGTATAGTTTCCAACCATTAGGACGACCTTCTGCTTTGTTTGTAAGTATAGCACCTGACAACATACCTGCCAAGATAAAGTGAACAATAACAAAAAACATAGACAAAAATAGCATCATTAAGATCCAAAAACAAGTAATGCTACTATAAAACCGGCTACAAAAGCAAGCATGAGGTTAACCATTTTATCACCTTGCTCAGGAGTTGGTGTAGGGATAGCATCAATAATATTTTCTAAAAATCTTTTCATAGTACAGGTCCCCAATATTGGTATTTCAGCAAATCAGCAGAGGTTTCATCATACAACCAGGACAATGCACACCAAACAGAATCTTCAACATTATACCACTCACGATACGCAGTATACCGTTCTTTGAACCATGCACTATCACCTCGGGCTTCGGCGTACCTTTCTGCCCTTTTAAGGAATTCTAGCTTGTCCATTTTTATTCCTTTTATACCATATGTAGAGGGTTACGGCGACGCAAGTATGCAAGTGCCTGCTCTTTGCTATCAAATCTGCCACTGATCGGCGTTTGATGACGACCACGCACAATGTACCATCCGTTCAGTAATTTATTGAATACGATTTTCATAATTACATGCTCCAATATGATTCGCTGGACGGGCTGCAGTAGTAAGGAGTGTCATAACGCTCCTGAAACTCTTTACCACCAACCAAATTTTTGCGGGTGACATAAGTTTCAAAAACTTCAACAATGAAACCCAACTTACGCTTGCCTTCAGCAACCGCTTGAATGTAATCTTTGGTGCTAGGAGCAAAATCTTGTTTTGCATACAAGCGCCGACCTTCTTTAGTACGCTTGTCAGACTTGTAAATCTCAAGAGTGTATTCTGTAAGCTTAGACATTTACTTCTCCTTATCAGTGACTATAATGATAGTATATCGCCAAACGGATTTATTGTCAACTTTCGGGTGAAAATTTTTTGTGTTTTTGTTGTCTTTTGTACAACATTTTGCTTTTGACAACTTTGTGCTTGAACGGGAGGTCGTTGTCAAAAAGAACACGGTGTGCCCTAGTTTTGACAGGTGTTGCAAAACTAATAACTTCTCTTTTCATGATAGTAAAATAATAACTAATTATTTATGATTCCATCATTATAATACAGTTTGGATTTATTGTCAATCCAAAGTAAACTCAAATTCTTTTACATTTTTGATAACAAAACTGCGCCAAGCTTTTAAGTCTATGTCATAAACTGCGATATAATCTTTTTCTTTATCCTTTTCTCTTTTATCCTGTACACTTTCAACTAAAGGTAAAACAGAAGGATCAAGTGTGCAATTCATTACACGTTCAGTACCATCTTTTTTTGTAAAAGTAATTTTTACTGGTCGCTCTTTAAGTAAAATGTGTATCCAATGTCTAAACCGTTCCCAGTCATTTTCATTCCAATCTTTTGTAAGATTTTTAGAAACAGTCATTGGTCAACTCCTAGTATTTCACATGCTTCATTAACTTTTAACATATCATCAAAAAATCTATACCCATCTTCTATTAATCGTCGGGTGTAAAATTTATTGAAGAAAAAAGCCATCATTATTTGAACTGGTAACCAAGTTAAAGTAATAACACCAAATAACCATATTAAAAAATGCATCAGTGCAAGTGGATAGTGTCCACGAAATACAGGAACCCAAAAGCCAAAAAACAAATAGGTCCAACTGAACCCATAAAAACCTCTTTTAACTATACCCGTATTAGGGTGTCTCATTCTTATTGATTTTGCCATTATTCTTTCATAGGTGTAAAAAATGTGTCCTTGATTTTTTCAGGTGTCCATGATTTAAGATAGTCATTATCTTGATAACAGAGTTCAATTGCTTCTTCCTCAGTTACTACACGATGACTAGATATTGTCTCGCCTAAATGTAATTGACTAAATTCTTTTGCTTCTTCCATAGTAACCGTGTCTAGTGCCCATTCTGTTTTACCAGCTGGCACTTGCACACAATATCTATGTCTAAACATTTGAACAGTTTCAACCAAGACCCACTCTGTATTTACACTTTTTTCTACTTTTGATAGGATTACGGTTCCGTCTTCTTTAATATCCCATTTGAGTTCATCACCTTCTTTCCAATTAAGGTCTTGAATCATTTGATCAGGAAGTTGTACCGCGGCTTCACCATCTTCGTTTGTAAAAACTTCTAACTGTCCGTATCTCATTTTATGTACGTCTCCGCATATTGCAGTGCCATTTCATAGTTTTCAAAATTTGAAACAAAACTATGTCCCATGTCATTGGTTACTACAACAAAATATTTTTTGTCGTTTTCTTTAAACAAAATACTACGCTTAGTACTCGTCTGAAATATCTGTAGGGGCTTCATTTTCGTTTATAGTTTCTTTCCAATCAAAACCTATATAGTATTCAAGCAATACTTCCATTGCTTTTTTATAGCGTTTATTCGCTTTTAAATCTTCTTTTTGGTATGCTTGTAGATCGGGCTTTTTGTCCTTTAGTCGCTTAATATCTTCTTTTAAACTTTTGTAGTCCTGAATTAGGATACTACGAAAAATGTTATCTACTGCATCACTACTAAGTTCAACCTTCATCATCATCTCCCTCTAATTTAATTTTGTCTAAATCCTCTTTGATTTTAGCATATCGTTCTTCACGTTCTTTTTCTTCTTGAATTCCATGCTCAGTTAATTCTACATCACTTTCGCAATAAGGACAAATCTTTTTAGGTTCTTTTTCACCCTCTTCATTATCTTCAGGCCATTGCCATTCAGCATCATAACTTTGACCAGTCCATTTACACTTAGTGCATTTGTGTGTAGGCTCTGGTGGAGGAGGTTCGTGATGCCAGCTATCCTCATCTCCGTATTCATATGTAATTTCATACCCACCTTTGCGGTCTGTCCACCAATCATCATACTGACGATCCCATTCTATTTCGTAATCGTTATTCCAGGCATCTTGTATAATTGATTCTATATCGGCTTCCCCTGATTCTACTTCTTGCCAAAGTTTTTCTAGTTCATCTTCATCCATATCTGGATAAATTAATTCCAAATCATCTTTGTCCAACTCATAAGCAAACTGACTGTCCACTTGATGCCATTCATGTTTCACTATTGTTACCATATTTTTTCCTTTAGGCTATTAACCATTCATCCTCGGTTTGTAAAATCAACGTTTCTGATCCATCATATTCGTCTATGCGAAACTTTGCACCTTCGGATACCCAATGAATAACTAATCCGTCAGCACCACCAAAATAATGATCGTTCCCATAAAATTTTTCACAATGTGCTAAAATTCTATCACGTGGCCAGTCGAGTTCAATCATCTTAACGATATCAGGATCAAACAATAATTCTTGGATACGATGCCAGCTATACCATCCAGCACCAAAGCCTGTTGATATTAGCACTGCAACTTTACCATCCCTTACTAATTTACGCATTTATTTTTTTCTTAATTTTGCACACTTAGCCTTTACCTCAATTGGTGTTGAGTCAAGTTTTTCTGCTAACTCACAATCATAGGTAACACTATATTTTTCAATATCATTTAATCTTATCCAGGTGTAGATGCCAAAACCAAAAAACATCAACCATGATACAATCAAGGCACAAGTGGTAAGGAATAACTGCATTTGTAATCTACGCATATTTTGATTATATACTATTTTTATTTAAAAGTATTGAGTTTTGGGCAATATTGTCTAATTAATTCAAGTTCACGGGTATGTGCTTGCGCTTTACCTCTTACTATATCGACAATGCCATAAGTAAAAGCACCAGTCCCATAGCTACGAATATTATCATATAACCCCCAATTTTTATCTTCAGTAAAAGCCCTCTGCACGTGCTTTCTAATACGTACATGAAGTGATTTTTTGACCGTACTATTCACACCAGTAATACCAATATACTGTTCGTTTGTGATAGCATTGGTGATCACATAGATAATGTGATTACGATCCGAGCGGCGTTTTCTAGTCATAGATGCTATTATAGCACTATGCGGATTTATTGTCAACTTTGGCTAAATGTTGTTTTTTTATTAATTCTAATGAGTCTGTTAACAATTTGTCAACCCGTTCATCTACGTCTGTTTCCCACGGGCAACTCTTGTATTCTTGATAACTCATTTCTTCAGGCATCTTATTACTGTAGGGGATATTACGCCAATAATAATGCCCCTGTTTGATCTTTAGAAGCCCCACATGACGTTGATGGATGTGGATTAGTTCATGCACTACTATTTTAGGAAGTTGCTCTAGGGAAAGATTGATGTTTACCCCAAAACGATTTGTTACATTTTTGTCAATGCCACCATATACGTTATCTAGAAACGGGTATAGACAAACTTGCAACTTTTTTGGAAGTTCAATAAGGGAACCCAATGCATTTGCAAGTGATTTAATCATTTGTTCATGCACTGGGCTTTTCTGACTGTTTTGATAATAAAAAACTATTTCAATCAATGCAACGTCCTGCTATCAACAAAATCGTAATACTGATGAACCTGTTCTATGATATCATCTTTATTGTACCCCAGTTGTGCTAATAGGGGTAAAATTTCTACAAGTACTCCAAATACTGCTGTACCATATATGTAATCTTCGTCCTCATTACCAAAGTCAAATTCATGCAATAATGGCATTATTTTTGTTTCAATAAATTCACTTGCTTTTTTACCACTTTCTTCATACTGCCAATCTTCATAAACTTCTTCTTCTAATTCTTCTACTTCAGTTATTTTGCTCATGATTGGGCTCACTAAGTTATGTACTACTATTTTATTTATGTCTGTATGCTTTTTAAACTTCTTTCAATAAGAAGTTTTCTTTCCTTACTGGACCTAGCACCTAAGATTACTAAATTATAAAGTTTATCTTTTTTGCTTACAAGCATTGTAATACAAAATCCTGCTGCATTTGTAAATCCTGTTTTGATAGTTACAATGCCTTCTTTACCAAAAAAGTTTATAGTAGGTCTAGCAGTGATGGTATATGTCTTTTTGCCTTTAGTTGCTTTTACTCTATAATCTTCGCTTTGTGCTGCTTCTCTGACGATATTAAATTGACTAACAGCATTGGTTAAAAATATAATATCTTTAGTTGAACTGACATTGCCTGCACTCAATCCAGTAGGATCATAAAAAACTGTATTATCCATTAACAATTCTTTAGCATTTCTATTCATTGAAGTAATGAATGCATCGTACCCACCTAAGTAGTTATCTGCTAAAGTTTTTGCAGCTAAATTGTCACTATGAATTAGTGCCATCATTATCAAGTCTTTTCTTGATAATTGCATTCCTTTAGAAAGGCGTGTGTGGTTAGACAATGTACTAACTACTGGAATTATTTCATTCATATCCTGCTTAGCATTGATAACAGTATAGACTGTCATCAACTTGCTAATACTAGCAATGCTACCGCGATGTTCAGGTAATGTATTTTCTATAATTTGATTATCAGTTATATTCATCAGCAAAACGTTAGGATTCGTTTGAATGCCGTAATTACGTTTTTGATGTTTAACAACATGATGTTTGCTTTGATGTTTTTTTGTTCTTTTAACTTTAGTGTGTGCCTCTACACAAGTTGTTGAAAACAAAAATAACGTTAATAATATTAATTTATTCATATAGTATTTAACACGCATGTAACATTGTACAATATACACAGTTAAAATACTAGTGAATAGGACTATAGAATATAGCCAAAAAAATAGACCCCGAAGGGTCTATTTACATAACAGGACCGTTTCCGTTCCTAAATCCTACAGTACCACCTTCTTCTTTAATACGTTTGATTACATCTTCAAACAGTATAGGGCGATAATCTGTATGTTCTACGCAAACGCAGTGATAGCGCGGGTCAATTTCGTATTCACCGAAGATTTCTGCTTTTACTCTGTTGTAATGCAGATGTCCATGAATGTTTGTACCAAATCGTGCTAAGCTTTCACTGTGCATTGGGATATGACTTAATATCATACCGTTCATCACATGATAACCACGGATATCTCTAAAGTACGGGGTATACTCATCTAATCTAAAGATATCGTGATTACCCTTAATCAATACTTTATCGCCATTTAATCTGGCTAGAGTTTTCAGTGCTTTGCGATTAATTACAACGTCACCAAGATGATAAACTTTATCGTTAGGGCGAACTGTTTCGTTCCAACGCTTAACCATTTCTTCATCCATTTCTTCTGGATTATCCCATGGTCTAAGTTTCGTACCATCGTCACGCAGGAATCTACATACGCCAGCATGACCAAAATGTGTGTCACTAACTAAAAATACTGCTGGCATATTGCCTCCTAAATAATTGGTTGCGGGAAACAGGAATCGAACCTGATATTTCTGGCTTATGAGACCAGCGAGTAAACCGTTTCTCCCTCCCGCACTGACTTTAACCTGTTCTATGGATAATATGATAGCCAAAGTTTGTTTGAATTGGCTCACTCATTTGTCCTACATCTAAACCAAATGCAGCATCTTCAAAAGGCTTTACCATCTGACCTTTTGTAAATGTACCTAAATCACCACCTTGTGCTTTGCTAGGACATTTTGAATTTGCTCTTGCAACATCTTCAAATTTCCTACCTGAAATGATATCATTTCTTAAACCAGCAGCTTTTTCTAAACTCTCTACTAAAATGTGACTTGCACGAATTGTTTGCATTTTTCTATCCTTTAAAATTGTAAGGCTACTCACTCCCATAAGCCCCTTACTGAGTTGTTACCCTGTCCACTGACGGTCCTTATGGCTCGTGCCAGCTAAACCTACGATTTTTCTATCACCCATGTAAGCGGGCTTTGAGGCTGTCATCGTATGAGCCCTAGCGTTATGGTGAAGCTAATTACCCCCTTTTATAACAGAGAAGGGACTCTGGGATACTTGGAGCAACGGGTGAGATTCGAACTCACGGCTTTAGGGTTTTGCAGACCCTTGCATTGGGCCTCTCTGCCACCGTTGCATGTTTATTTCAGCAAATCAATTAAATTGTTTCTTGCTTCTTCAGTCAGAAATAATTCACATTTAATTTGATCTTGTGGATACTTTGCATTATCCCAATGTGTGTAGATTCGTAGAATTTTAAACTGAGCAGGATGAACACAATCCTCTAATTCTGCGTATGTTTTAAATCCATCATTATTTGAGAGTAAAATTTTCATATTCACCTTTTTTGTTTGGCATCCCGGGAGGGACTCGAACCCCCACAAACGGTTTTGGAGACCGTTGTGCTGCCATTACACCACCGAGACATTTTTATCTTTGTTTATACAAATACTCTTTACCAATAATACCTTTTTCAATTTCATTTAATGCAGTAACACAATCACGATTTTTAGTACCTAATGTACTGCGATGTCCACTTCGCAATTCACGTACTCTATTGCTTGCAGCAAGAACTAATTCAAATCTGTTAAGTGTTTTATTTTTATTATCCATTTTCTTTTTCCTATACATTTGGTAGGGGATAACGGGGTCGAACCATTGACCTTCGCCTTGTAAGGGCGCTGCTCTACCACTGAGCTAATCCCCTATTACTGGTGCGCAAGGAGAGACTTGAACTCTCAATCCTTTCGGCACTGGCTTCTAAGACCAGCGTGTATGCCATTCCACCACTTGCGCATAATACTTGGTGCCCGGGGCCGGACTCGAACCGGCACGCCTATTAAGCGAAGGATTTTCTTACCACTATAGCTTTCGCTACCATTTCTGTTTGTGGTCTGGACTATACCTTCATCATAGCTGTCGCCTTAGATGCCCGCCGTCTAGTCTCTACACCTTCAACAGTACTTCTACTGAAGCTTGGCTCGGTATTAGCATTTAACAGCCTTCACCGAATTTGACGGGTTCTACTCCTAAGATTTCTCCTAGGGCACTCAAATTATCTTCAAGTCCTTTGTGTCTACCATTTCACCACCCGGGCATATAACTTATTTGCTCTTGTGTAATTTCCTCCTTTAGGAGAAAGTCCTACTTTTCTTAGTGCTTGATGTATATTACTACATTCCTTTAATGCTGTCAACAGTTCTTCGTCCGAAACTTTCACTTTTCCTGTGTTAATGTTTCTACCTCTCCACGTTGGCGTTAACGCATGACAATTACAACATAATAATTTAAGATTTTCTCTAACATTATTTCTGTTATCACCGTCTATATGTTCAAGTTCTAATGGGACAGGATAATTTTTCCATTCTTCTGTTCCACAATCTTCACACTTATGACCACGCTCTTGAATTAAAACAGTTTTATGACTTCCTGAACCATCGTATGCAAAACTAGTATTAGAATAATTCCCTTTATTCCAATTCATTTTAGTTTTAACATCATCAGGCAATTTAGCATAAACTTCTTTAGCAGTTGGTCTTGCACCTAATTTGTAGGATTTTTTTCCGCCTTCTGAATTTTTCTTTTTAATTTCACTGCATCCAGAAGTTGTCTTAGAGCAACACGATTTGCCGTTTTTTAACTTAAACTCTGCTATTTCTCCACATCCATAATCGCAATACATAGTCGTTCTCCCTGTATTGTATTTATGCGGTAGACAAAATTTTCAGTTAAAATTCTTTGGAGCGGGGTAAGAGAATCGAACTCTCGGCTTTAGCTTGGAAGGCTAAGGTATTACCATTATACGAACCCCGCATTTGGTGCCTCCACCTGGACTCGAACCAGGAACCAACGGATTATGAGTCCGCTGCGCTGACCAATTGCGCTATAGAGGCATTCTAACTTTTAAAAGAACATTCAAGCAATATAGATATTATACTGCCTACTACTTATATTGTCAACTACTCTACAAAATCATCTGACCCAAAATACTCTGCTACTTTTTCCTTTGCTTCTTCTTCATTTAATGCAGGAATAGAAACTGTAGCGATGTTATCTTTTATGTGAATATTAAAGGGCACTATACCAACAGGTAACCAGTTATCTTCAACACGAACCTTAATTGTAAACTCTTTAAGATTCATCAATCTATCAATTACTTGTTTTGTGATATCCTTTGGATGTGGCATAGTTAATTAATTGGTGCCCTTTGACAGAATCGAACTGCCAATAGATGATTACAAATCAACTGTTATACCATTTAACTAAAAGGGCGTATTATTACTTAGTTCTACTATCTATAGCACGTTGAATTTTATTCTTGTGCTTTGATCTACATGTTTCAAGCATTTTAGTAAGTTGTTCTACGTTAAGAGGACCTAACTTAGGCTTACCTGTTTTTGTTTTCATTGGGTCACGCTTTGAATCTTTTTTTGCACTCATATAATCCTCATTATAAATTTGGCTGCTCAACCTGGGCTCGAACCAGGGACAAACGGATTAACAGTCCGGTGCTCTACCAACTGAGCTATTGAGCAATAAAACTTGGCGGAGCGTATTAGATTCGAACTAATGGTACACATTTCT